CCCATAGCCCTTATTCTGCCATCAACAGTAGAAGGGTCAACTTTACCATCCTGTCGCAGCCTTATTCTTTTAAAACTTTCAATAAAACCTTCTACAAGATGATGAGCTATTTTTAGTTTTCCCGCTTCCAGTTGTTGCTTAATGAGAAAAACACGCTCAGTTAAATCATCTACATATTCCTCATCTTGATATTTTTCCATAAACGCTCCATTAAAATATTTAATAATGCATATAAGAATAGTTAATAATATTTACAGTAACTATATCACATTAGATCCAGATTGTTACACTGTTGCGCGCGCTCGTATCCCCGCCACGCCTGCCCGCTTTATGCAGTGGTTTTCATGCACCTGCATGATCTACGCAAAAGCCCGCCAGTTCTGGCGGGCCTTAGCAAAAACGATCCTCAAACGATCATGCGATCTCATGCGGCATAGACATGCACTACAGAGCTAACGCCTCGCAAGGGCTCGTTGTTCAACCTTGCTGACGCCAGAAGCAAGTTCAGACGCCAGCAACGTTTCTTAATGCAGCCAGCTGTCGTCTTCCCACACTTTCTGCATAATTTTCATCACTTGTTTTCTTTCTTCGTCCAGTTGCAGTCCGGTAAGTTCCACACCGTTAGAGCTACCTTTGCGGATACGAATTACCGTTTTGGGATACAGGGGGCGCAGGTTGCGGTAAAGCTCGGACTCCAGAGCGTCCAGGGTAGACTGGCTAATCTTCTGCTCTTTATCGATCATTATTTCAATGCGCATAAAAGTCACCTCAGCTGATGACATCCATTGAGCGGTTGTATTCGTGGGTTCTGATTTTTGCCATGAGTTCATCTGTTAGTTCAGAAACCCACTGCAGGGCCAGCCCCTTCTCTTCATCACTACACTCACTAGCCGCTACAAGCTTAAGAAAAAAATCAATGCGCTGGAGCTTCAAAGACTCCAAAAAATAGTCCTGCATCTTTCCTCCTATGACACCAAAGCAATACTGTATACATAACCACTGTTTATATTTACAGTATATAATAATCTTACTGATGTAAAACGTTTTTTTACGTTCATCAGCCTGATATGCCTGGTATTATTAAGAGCACGAATTGTTAACCCGCGTAATTAATACAGATCCCGCCACTTATCATCTTCCTGCAAACGCTGGTTCCGATAGAAGATACGCAGGCCTGCTCCTGACGGAATACTGCCGCCGCGAAGGAGTAAACCGACCTCTTTCTCGCTGCCATCAAATCCTCTGGACTTCAGCTCATAGACGAGCTGCTGTCGCTGATGGTCTGTAATTCGCTGTTTGTAGTCTTTACGCCGTTTCGGTTTCACCAGGCGTAACCTTGCAGCCAGTTCCCGGCGCTCTTTTTTGCTCATACTGTGCAGGTAATCGTGCAACTCCTTGTCATCCATGCGGGTAATGTCCGTTCTGGTATCCCCATAAGCTGATTTGTCTTTCCCTTGTTGGTTCAAATTTTCAGCAAGGGGACAGTTATTGCCACGAGTCCAAGGGGCGCAAGCGCCCTGGTCGGCTGCCGCCTCCTGAACGTCAACGGCCTTACGAACCATTTTCCACTTCACGGCATGAGTGCAGATCTTGCCCTCTGCAATGGGTGACCAGATGCCATAAATACGAATACCGTGATCGCCATAGGCGGTCGGCTCTTCGTTAATTTCATAAGCTGTTCTGATAAGGTGATATTTGCGGGGAACCAGCACGCCGCCCTGCTTCATGATGTAGGTGGCAAAACAGCCAGCATCAGCAGCAGCCAGAATGGCATCAAGACGCGGGTTATCCAGTACCGGCGCACCTGCTTTTTTGTCACCCTGTTGCCTTGCCGCCTGACCAGCCAGCAAGCGAAGTTCACGATAAGCCTGACGCCCCGGAATACCAAAGAAGCGGAATTGCTGAACACGATGCAGAGACGCCCAGGCATTCACGTATTCAGCGTTATCACGCAGAGATTTACCCGTTTCCTTGCTGATCTCGCCAGCCAGACCACGACCGTCAATGTTCTTACTGATATATTTCGCGATGTAGCTTGTCGGCGTTCCTTTGCGCGGGTTAATCAACTCAGACTTAAAGCGCGGCCCAGTGTTATTGCCCAGCTCCTCGCGGTCTTCACGGATGGCAAACTTACGCAGTAATGCAGTAATGGCACGGCGGTCTTTTTTGCGCATGAAACACAACAGGTGCCAGTGAACTGTGCCGTCATGATGCGGCTCAGCCACCCGCACGCCATACCAGCGCAACCCGGCTTTGTGCATCGCCTTACGAAATGCAGCAAACATGCCGACCAGATAATCGCTGCTTTGTCTTACCGTCGCGTTTGTCCAGGTCGGGTTTGGTCTGCCGTTATTTAGCGTGGAATGGAAACGCGACGGACAGGTGATAGTGTAGAAAACGGCGCAGTCACCGCGCATTTCCGCGATAAGCTCCAGACCTTTAACACAGGCCATCATCTCATTGCGGCGATGCGCAGGGTTGCTGCTGCTGGCGTTTACCACATCCTCCATGTCCAGCGTGTCGCCGTCTTCGTTCACCAGTTCATGAGAACGGAAAAACTCCAGCGACTTACGGCGCTGCTCACGTTTATGCATCACGGCTTCATAGCTGACATAAGGAGATGCTTTTTTGCTGACCAGGCAAACAGCGCGCAACTGCTCTTCCCGCCATTCGCAACGCATCTTCCATAATTTCCGATACCACCAGTCGCCGCACAACATACGCGCCAGCGAACCCGGAATGAGCTCATAGGGCACGGGTTTACGGCGGTTTCTTTTCCGACGGAGTTGCTCAAACGCAGGTGGGATGACATCCAGACGCAGGGTTTCCGCCGCCACCTTTTCCCATGTCTTGCGGATTTCTTCTGGCTTAACGTCATCGGTGGCATACAAATCGCCACAAGCTGCATCAAGGCACATGCTCATATGCGCAGCTACCAGGGTGGACAGGCGTTTCACATGATCCTGACTCATTTCAGGCAGAATCAGCAGGCCGTCCAGCCCTTCATGGCTTGCCATAAAGCGAAAAGAAGTGGATAGCTGACTCTCGCGTACATGCTCCAGTCGTTCCAGACATGGCTTAATCGTCTCACGCAAATAGCGGGAATAAGCCTTTGGCCTGCCCAGGCTGCTGAAGTATTCAATACGTTGCATCAGCGGCTTGCTGATATGGGAAGGCTGGGCGTTGACGTCCGCCAGAATGACCATATCCGGATTAAAACGCTGCTGCTCATGCGCCAGCTTTGCCCGACTAATGAGCTTATCCTGCTCCATTTCGCGCTGGACAGGATCACGGGATTCATTAAAGAAATAACGCTCCCAGACCTGATCACTCAGCGCCTCACGGCGCAGCTGTTCCTGCTCGTTATCGGCAGCGTACAGAGTGATCAGGTTTGAAAGCGCAGAAACCGGCGCAACTTCCGCCGGGTCCAGATAAGGGTTAATGGCCTTTTTCGGGCTGTTCCATGAGAATGCTGCGGCGATCTCGTTAAAGCCGCTGCAGTTGTTCATATCAGCATGGCTCATGCACGCACTCCGTACACGGCAGAACTATCCACGCCACGCGAAGGATCAAATCCCACCCAGCAGCGCGGCCCGGAAACAGCGATGATTTCTGTTGCTGATTTACCCTCGCCAGCTGCCACACCGATGCTGCGTTTTACCTTGATATAGTGGTGAGTAAAATTGCGATACAGCGAACGAATCAGGGATGTGTCACTGTTAGAAACAATGACCGGATGTCCTTCAGATGATCGATGTTCAAGAACGGATGCTAGGTGATACTGGTCATCTTCAGTGAAACCATCAGTGTGATAGCCGGAAAACGTACCGTCATACGGCGGATCGCAATACACCACATCCCCCGCCTTCAACATCGCCAGCGTTTCATCAAAGCTGGTGCAGATAAACGTTGCCCGCTGGGCTTTTTCTGCAAATGCGCGAATTTCTTTTTCAGGGAAATACGGATTTTTATAATTACCGTAGGGAATGTTGAAATGCCCACTCTTGTTATAGCGACATAAACCACGGTAACCGTGACGATTGAGATACAGGAAATATACCGCTTTCATGAAATCAGTAATTTCAGTTGAGTAATTAAACTCCTGCCTTATGTTGTAATAAGCTACCTCCCTGTTTGCGATCTCAAATAAAACTCTGGCGCGAGATATAAACGATTCACAATCAGCGGCAACCTTTTTATAGAGGTTGATTAAATCAGGATTAATATCCGCAACCAGATAGCTGGGGTAATCCGTCTCCATCATCACAGCACAGGAACCCGCGAAAGGTTCAACCAGTCGCGGGCCAGCAGGAAGGTGTTTTTTCAGTTCGGACATAATGGCGGTTTTATTTCCCGCCCATTTCAGGATGGTGCTCATACAGCACCTCCGTTGTAATGTTTGCCTTTCAGCTCTGCGATTTCCTGACAGGTAATACAAAGCTGCACACCTGGAATGGCGCGGCGGCGTGCTGGCGGAATTGGCGCTTCACACTCAATGCAAAGCACGCGGGACACGCCCGGCGTTTTGGCACGGGCAGCACGGATATGGCGCTGGCGTTCTTCTTCAACGCGCTGCTGTACAAGATCCATTGCATCAGCCATTAGTGGATCTCCTGCGCTTCGTTCTGGATTGCTTCAGCAGTTACACGCAGTAGTTCTGCTGCTTCGACGTGGTTTAGCTGGCGGGATGTGATATGACACGCCAGGCTATCAAGGCGAGCTGCCATTGCTTCAGCCCTTGCCCGGCGTTCTTCCAGACGAGCCTCTGTCAGTAAAATATTAAGCCCTGCATCATCCGGTCCGGTTTTAGTCGTGAGGGTTTCAATATTACGCATAATCAATTCTCCTGAATTTAGATAAAGGGATACCCGGCGGGTTTACGCCATTAATTTCATTAGTTGGTTAATTCGGCATGGTTAGCCGTCTTGGAAATAAGCTCACCACTGCACGAAAATGATTCATTGCTTTAATCAACTCCCGCTTTTCGTCAGTGGTCAGCTCATTAATGCTGATGCTATGACGTTCAGCTGGAATTTTTGCCATAAAGAATATAGCAGCCAGTGCCCGTTTATTTTGTTCGTTATTGATATCCCGTGGATCACGCATATCTTTAATAAACCGCTCAAGCTCTGACTCAATATTCAGGCCAAATACTTTCGCCCTTAACTCCGCAATATGGTTAAGTCCATTCAGGCGTTCACCGGGGCTTAATGGAACAGTCGCCGCAGCGCCTTCAATAGCCATTTGTTCCCCCGTTTTTTCGTAGATAGTTCTGCCAGCAATTCATCTTGTGAACGGCACGGATGCCAGCGTTTACCATCCTCCCCCATGATCCAGCCGTGACCGTAGTGCATTGCCGGGCTTTGTTTTACCAGCAGCGATGCAAATGATGGTTCTTTCGTCAGCATAAGCACCTCACAGCAAACCGAATGACGCACCGAGGCCAGTTACAGTATCAACTGCACTTGCCATCGCAGGATTAGCCTGTAAACGGGCCTGCAATGAAACAGCCGCCAGCGCCATCAGTCGTGTTACAGAGTTAATGCTGCTGATAGCATCACGACGACCTGCACTGGTTTTTACATCGCCAGATACCGCACCTGCAGCAACACGCCCGATCTCTGCAGTTGCACTCATGACGTAATGCGGCAGTTTCTCTTTTGCCACCTCATTAATCGGAACACATGGCAGACAATGAATCTGTGCCAGAAAACCGTCTACCAACGTTGAATCTTCAGTCAGATCGGTAAGCAACCAGATTTCTGGTGCGGTGAGCTGATGCGGTTGATCTGGATTGAGTTTGTTTCGCAGTGTCTGAACATTCATTCCTGCACGTTCTGCCAGCTTTGCCATATTGTGACGTAGTGCAAAAGCTCTACAGGCTTCATCAAAATGCGGATGTTTGGAAATCTTGTAATCAAACATGCTGCCCCCTTAGAAAGTTCTCATAATTGAACTTAGTCACCAACGATGACATTAAAGTTGAAATTGGATTGGCCCATGTTTTTCCTGACTTGTTCCTTTTTGTACTCAAGGTAACGTATACATACTCTGTCTTTCGGTTTTTCTTTTCTTTCCAAGAATTTAGCGAGTTTACCATTATGAATCATTTGATATACCGAACCGCGAGAGCGGCCTTCCCATTCCGCGAACTCAGCTGGTGTCGCCATCACTTTTGGTACACGAATTGAAATGTCGTTGCTCATAGTGCAGTATCTCTCGATTAAGGTTTGGTTTACGTCGTTTTATCTTGTTTTATTTGATTCAATATTTGATACACCAAGATACTACGATCCAATATTTGATACGTCAACAGGATTAAAAAATGATACAAGTAAAAGCTGGCGAGAATACAGGGGGAAGAGAGGCTATCCATAGGCTAATGGCAGCCTATGATTTCAAGTCCAGACAGCAACTTTGCGATCACTTGGGCGCATCAAAAAGCACTATGGCAAACAGATACTTAAGAGATAGTTTTCCTGCAGAATGGGTGATTCAGTGCGCTTTGGAAACAGGAGTTTCTTTACTGTGGCTAACTACCGGACAGGGCGATCCAGGTTCAAACATTGACCCTAAAAGAAATATCAATTCCGTGAACTCTAGCAAAGTTAAACCTCTTTCGGAGCTTGTATCTCCTGAAATTGACAAGGCAACTCTCAACGGAGGTTTGCTGATCGATGCTGGAAAAGCAATCATTGATAGCAGCATACTCCCCTCAGACTCAAGCAACCTGCTGCTGGTGACTACTTCTGGTGATTCTTATTTAATAGATCGCAACCAAACACCACCAGTAAATGGTACGTGGTTAGTGGACATCGACGGGATAAAAAGCATTGTAAAATTGACACGACTCCCGGGAAACAGATTAGTAGTGCATCAGGATGATTCATCGTTTGAGTGCGAACTGGATGACATTGAGGTAATAGGCCGCGCACTGAAAATCATTAAGAGCCTTTGATATGACCATCAGAAAACAGCCGAACGGAAAGTGGTTATGTGAATGCTACCCAAACGGGCGAGATGGCAAACGCGTACGCAAACAATTTGCGACGAAAGGCGAAGCCATTGCGTTTGAGAATTTCACCATGGACGAGGTAAACAAGAAACCTTGGCTAGGAGAAAAAGAAGATCGGCGACAACTGTCAGAAGTGATTGAGCAGTGGTATTCCCTGTATGGTCAGACACTCGCTGACCCAAAGCGTTTGATGGCAAAATTAAAAATTATTTGTACCGGTCTCGGCAATCCTATTGCCTCGGAACTGACAGCAGGTGATTTCACAAAATATCGGGAAGCCAGATTAAAGGGGGAGGTCAAAAATGAAGACGGTGTTTTCATGTCCCCCGTAAAACCTCGCACGGTTAATCTTGAGCAGCGTAACCTGTCATCTGTATTCGGCACATTGAAAAAACTAGGACACTGGTCAGCACCAAACCCATTGGCAGGGCTTCCAACATTTAAAATTGCTGAAGGTGAATTGGCATTCCTATCTCAGGAGGAAATTAAACGCCTACTTGACGCCTGCGCAAACTCTCAAAATCCAAGTCTGTTGATGATCGCAAAGGTATGCTTGGCTACCGGCGCGCGCTGGAGTGAAGCGGAAAACTTACAGGGCCACCAATTATCAAAATACCGTATTACCTATACAAAGACGAAAGGAAAGAAAAATAGGACAGTACCGATATCTCAGGCTCTCTATGACGAACTCCCCAAAAACAGAGGGAAGTTATTCACGCCATGCAGAAAGGCTTTTGAACGAGCGGTCAAACGGGCTGGTATTGAACTGCCTGAAGGTCAGTGTACCCATGTTCTGCGCCATACATTCGCCAGTCATTTTATGATGAACGGTGGAAACATACTCGTTTTGAAAGATATTCTTGGGCATTCAGATATTAAAATGACTATGATTTATGCACATTTTTCCCCTG